TGGCGGGCGAACATGCCGATCTTGAACCGGCTGAGGTCTTCCAGCCAGCGGCGCTGGTAGGGGTGTAAAAGAGAGGCCGGGGAGGGTTCCCTACGCGAGGCCATACACTTCGGTCCGAATCCGTTGCAAGGTCTGAATATCGAGGGTGTTTTCGCCGTGCTGGGCTTCGGTGAGCAGGGCGTCCAGCCGGGCCTGGATCGTGGCGGCGTGGCGTTTCTGGGCGATGCTGGCGCGCGATAAATCGGCAATCGCGCGCGCCGCGTTGCCCAGCAGCTTGATGCGCTCCTGGGGGTCGGCCTCTTCGGCTTCCTGCAGGGCGACCAGCATCGCGAACATGTCGGACTGGATCATGGACATGACCGCCTCCGACCGGCGGTCCTCCTCGTCCGGCGCGGCCTCGGCGATCAGCCGCGCGGCGTCGGTGCTGGCCCGAATCGCCGCCAGTTTCTTCTTGAGCGCCAGGCCGTGCTGGCCCAGCGCCGACTTGGAAATCTCAAAGCCCCACTCCGCCAGCCACTCGGACAGCGCGACGTAATCGCCAAAGCCGCTGGCGATCAGCTTCTCGTCCAGGTTGCGCCGGAGCGCTTCCGGCAATTGATCGACCTTGCGCGGCGGCGGCATGGAGTTATTCCCCCCAGTATTTGGCCGGGCGGGCGATCCCGGGATCGCACGGCACCGTGTATTCGACCAAATCTGTGCCGGTTCGGGTCAGCTTCGCGACCCACGAAGGGCTATCGCGGTAGAGCGTCTCGACCAGTTCGCGCTGTTCGAGATAGTCCAGCTCGCGGCGAATCTCGGCCTGGGTGACCCCGATCACGATAGAAGTGAGGGTAGACTGGATCAGCAGCTCGCCGCAGCCCAGATAGCCGCCCGCATGGAGCGTCAGCAGGATGTACCAGCGCAGGGTTTCTCTCCTAGCCTTCTGGAAATCAACGGCGTTCATCGAGCACCTCTCTCACCGGGCAATGCCGGATGTCGCATTCGAGAGCGCGATGCAGCTTTTCGCCCATCGCGTCCAGTCGGGCCAACACGTTGGTTTCAAAGCGGATCGAATCCTCGCGGCGTTGGTACTGCATCGGCAACTCAGTGAGCAGTTGCAGGGTGCGCTGTTCGTTTTGCTGAGCGGCGATTTCCAGCCGTGCGAACTGCTCCAGCCATTGGGTTTGCGCCGCCTGACGACTGACCTCCATGCCGGCAAATCGCTCGTCCAGGCGGCGCTCCGCTTGCGCGATCAGCATCCGCCCCAAGGTGATAAAGGACATGGTGACCGCGCCGAACAGGGTCAGCACTTCCCACAGATTTAAGGTGAAGTTCATGGTTCAGAACTCCCATTTGCATTTGAGGCCCACGGTTTCAACCATTCCAGCCATCGCGATCAGCATCAGCATCAGCAGCAGGCTTTCCAATACGGTCAATCGGCGGCAGAAGAATCTGTACATGTTGGGCTTTCTCAGTAGTGAGGCAGCCGATGAGGCCGGCGACGGCCATGCCCGCCGTGGTCAGGTATTGCCAGGATTCGGGCGAGAGCGACACGCCCAGGGCGGTCAGCAGCCAGACCAGTCCGCGCCAGGTAGAGGGTTCTTGCAAGCGGGCGATTAGCCAACCCATGGCTGCGCCGCCTCCAGCGCCCGGTTCACGTAGCTCTGATTGGCGTAGCGGTCGCCGTCCCGGCGCGGCGCGCCGGCGTTGTAGGCGGCGATGACGCCCGGCCAACCGTCAGTGGCGAAATAGCGCCCGCGCAGCCAGGCCAGGTGCCGACAGCCGTATTCCAGCCCGACTTCGGGGTCGCAAAGCTCGGTCAGATATGGCCCTTCAAAGCCGCGTTCGCGGGCGACTTGCCCCATGATCTGCATGAGGCCAAAGGACGTGGCGCGCAGGGACCGCTCGGTGTCGGCGCTGCATCCGCCAAAGGCGCGGACGCGGATTTTTTCGACATAGCGAGTGAAAAAAGCCGGTTCGTAGCGCGCCGCCCAGGGGTCGCCGCCGGATTCGACCTGGACGATGGCCGTCACCAGGGGGATCGGCAGGCCGTGTTGTCGCGCCGCGCGGGCGATGAGCGAGGCAAGGGGGTCGTTGAACATAGCGCTCTCAATGCGGGGGAATGATAGTTTTATACTATCGCATATCGCGCTTTAATTAAATTAACCCGAGCGCGCCCATAAAAAACCCGCCAGCGGCGGGTCGGTCCGAGCGGGCTTTCGCCCGCGAATGAACGCGAGGGCGTCAGGATAGCCGGAGCGCGAGCGGCGATGGGCGATTCACCCACGATTCCAGTTCCGCGATCTGCTGGTTCAACTCGGGCAACGACGCCCGA